TCGTTGCAGAAGACTTTGATTGTGATCCTAACCTGATTCGTTTGTGGGCATTGGTGAAGTCGATCAAAGATGATTGTCTCTTCCTGTGCCGCAACATGGGTCCTGCTGCTTATATCGGATACAACAGGATTGATGCAGAGGGTTATGTGATGACCAATGAGTTTGGTATGTTCAAACTGGTCAATCGTGAGGTCTTTGCGTATCATAACTTCAACGCTGGGCGCTTTCAGTGTGCCAGTTGAACAAGTGGCACAACCCCCCTTGCAAAGTCCCCTGATTTGATCCATACTACCTTTGTTGAGACGAATTCCTCCCATGCGTAAGATCGAACGTCTGATGAATGCCGCTATCACTGCTGGCAAAGATTTCAAACTTGATAACACCGAAGTCGTTGCATGTTCGAACGTTTCTGATGTGTTTCTCCATGGCAATCTGATCGCTCGCATTGGTGAAACCTGGATCGAATTGTTCGATGGTGGGCATCAATCTAACACCACCAAATCGCGCCTCAATGCTATTCTGCGTGAGCACGGAATTGGTGATGAGAGTGTGTTTCAAAAGAACTTTCAATGGTTCTTTCACTCTGCACAATTTGGCACAATTCCCTTCTTCTCTGGTATGCGTCTGAACTGAACTTCTGTCCTGGTGATGACATCAAACTCACCGCCATTCGTTAATCTTTTTCCTTCATTTCATGACTCTCAACCTCGCAATCTCTCTGCTTCGTCAAGGTAAAGATGGTTCGCAAATTCTGCAGATTCTTGACTCTATCGCAACCGACAATGAACAGGGAACTGTAACCGATCTGCAGGGCAATCCTGTTATCTGGTGACAGTTGATAAGGTGTCCACGATTCTCCCCGTGGACACTTTTTTTATGCAATACTAAAAGAGTCAAAGAAAAGCAACTCAAATGTCCGTGATCAAAGCATTCTCCATCGACGGCAAGATGATCAACAAAAGCACTGAAACTGGCAAGTGGTGGGTGTCTGAAATGGAGAATGATTGCTTCCGTGGTGCTATTGCTTCTCTCTATAACTTCGTGGTTGAGACTAATGCAGACTGTGACAGTGCCTACGAATGGGTCTGTGATCAGTGCGGCATTGATACATTCGTTGCCGACACTTGGGCATGGGATTGTTTCTATTCGGTGTTCGATTCTACCCGTGACTGAGTTACACTAAACCACACACATTCCTCATTCGTTATCATGGCACTCTACAACATCGCATCCGATCTTAACACCCGTCAGACCGTATGGGTGAGCACCAACGTTGCAAAGGGTCGTTCGCAACTTAACTCTCACCGTGATGATACGTTCGGTCGTTCACTCAATCGTGCGGGCATTGATGGTTACCCTGCGTGGGAACTTGCGGGTCTTCATACTAACTACGAAGGGCGTGGTTAGGTATAACATTCGTTCGTGATCTGGCAGTGCCCCCGTCCCGTTGCGTTCGGGGCGCCGCCCCCGTTATATAAAAACCATGGGTCCCCCTAACCTACAAAGTGTTACGGACGCGAGTAAAATATAAAGTGCTATATAAATCTGAAAAAGAAGATTCATATACCTGAAATGAAAAAAAATTCCGGAGAAAATTTTCAACTCGTACAGGTCGATCCAATTACTGGTGAGTATTATATTGTGATTCCTGAATGGATTGCAAACGATCTTTCTTGGTATGAAGACACAGAGGTCCGTTTGTCAATTGAGGGCGGAGATTTAGTGATTACCGAAAAGGACAGCGATTGACATTCACTATATAATACTGTATGATCATTGATGTAAACGCATTCTATTATGGCTAAAGGATTTACCGTAAAAGCAAAGACTCCGACCGCTTCAGAACCTGAATGGGATTACAACTTGGCCCGTGAGATGGTAAAGGGCAAAACAGTTGTATTCTGTCTACCTGGAAGAGGGGTCTCATATACTTACTTAAAGAATTTTGTTCAACTTTGTTTTGATTTGGTGCAGGCTGGCGCCAGTATCCAAATCTCACAAGATTATTCTTCAATGGTGAACTTTGCCCGTTGCAAGTGTCTTGGAGCAAATGTACTTCGTGGACCTGATCAGATTCCCTGGGATGGTAAACTGAAGTATGATTGGCAGTTATGGATTGATAGTGATATTGTTTTCAATACTGAAAAGTTCTGGCAACTTGTTCTGATGGATCAAGACATTGCTTCTGGATGGTATTGTACAGAGGATGGTAGAACAACCTCTGTAGCACACTGGATGGAAGAGGATGATTTCCGTAACAATGGTGGTGTTATGAATCACGAAACCATTGAGAGTATCTCAAAGCGTCGGAAACCATTCACTGTTGATTATGCTGGATTTGGTTGGTTGTTGATTAAGAACGGAGTCTTTGAACACTCAGAGATGAAGTATCCTTGGTTTGCTCCAAAGATGCAAGTCTTTGAATCTGGTGAAGTACAGGATATGTGTGGAGAAGACGTATCATTCTGTTTGGATGCAAAGGAAGCAGGTTTTGAAATCTGGTGCGATCCTCGTATCAGAGTTGGTCACGAGAAGACAAGAATCATTTGATGGCTAACGAACGATATAATATTCTCTGTAAGGGAAGAAGAATTTATTCAAGTCTTACAGAAGAAGAATATTTCAATGTAATGGAGGATCTGTCGATTGAATTTTATCAGACAGGTTCTCCAAATCCTGAAGATATTGAAACTGAAATTTTATTGGAGAATAATGTATGGCAGCAAAAGCAAAAGTCGGTCTGAATAAGAACTCCTCTTATATGCCTGGGACCCCTAAAAAGTCTCGTCAGGGAAGCGGTGCAGGAACCAAGTATGCCGCTTCGTCTCGTAATAATGCTCGTAAAAAGTATAGGGGTCAAGGTAAAGGTTAAACATGGCTTACTTAAACCATAGTCTTCCAGATTGGTCCTGTTATATTCGTAATGAATTCCTTTTTAACCATAAAATGGGACATGGTGAAGTAACCAAATGTGATGTTCATTCTGTTGCGAGCATTGAAAAAAGAGTTCCTCTGTTTGAGGCATTTTTAGAAAACGGTGTGAATTGGACTCGCAGGCCACTTCACGCTTTTTGCTGGAAACCAGACGCACCGATTGAACCTTTAGAGGACATTATGTATTGGGATTGCTTTTCCCCATACATTGACGTTCAAAGACGTGCTCGTCTCGCTGGATTACAGGCAGAATTAATTCGTCCCGATGGAAAAAAGGTCGTGGGATCCTACATGTTCACTCTTGACTGGTCCTGGGAGAACAAAGGTGTCCCAGATCTTAACTTTTCAGAGACTCCAGAGCATAAATGTGCTCATTTATTTAAAGTAGAAACAGGAAATTACTACGCATATCCAAATAATCGCATTGTTTGGTATGATAATGCCTGGACATTCAACCGAATTGGCAAAAATCCAGGTTATGAAATTGATTTAACGGTCTATTCAGTTGAAAATAAGAGAAAATTTGAGACATCTGATCACTATATGTACCAAATTACCGATTTAGAATCAAAATAAATAAATTTTTACCAAAAAGTTGAGTTGAAACAGTTTTCAATGGGCAAACACCTGCTCCTAGAGGTGTATGATGTTGACTTTGACCTGATCAATGACGTAGATTCTCTTCAGAACGTCATGATTAGAGGTATTGAACGTGCGAAGATGACGATCTTGAACACTTTTTCGCACTGTTTTCTTCCACAAGGGTGTACAGTCGTCATTGCCCTTGCCGAAAGTCACGTTTCTTGTCATACTTGGCCAGAAAATGGGTGTCTGGCAGTAGATGTATACACCTGTGGTGAAGGAAATCCCAAATTAATTGCTCTTGAAATACTTAAATACCTCAATTCAGACTCATATTCACTGCGCGAACTGGATCGTTAAATAGAAATAAGGAGATAGCAACCTCCTTTATAAAAGTTCTGTTTTATTCATTAAAACAGGAGCTAAAATGTCTAATCTACCAGTCGATAGAGATTCAAATTACATGAGAGAGATGTGGGGAACCACGAAATTAATCACTGATTATGACTTAAATTCACCAAAAAGAGTCATTCAGGAAATTTATCATGACTTGGCACCCAAGCACAATCTCAAAAAACAAACCGAACTTCATGAGAAAATTCGTAATGATGAAGATTACGATGATTGGAGTTATGGAACTGAACCAACATATGGTTCACCTTGGAAATAGGATATAAATAAAGCAAGAAACTTTTGTCCGATGGCAATACAAAGGATATCTAGATCGTTTAAAGATATTAGTTTATCCTTTGAACCTCATCCGGTCACAAAGGATTTGCCGATATTGAGAAACGAAAACGCAATAAAAAGATCAGTCAGGAACATTGTAGAGACTCTTCCTACAGAAAAGTTCTTCAATCCAGTTTTTGGATCTGACGTTCGTAGTAGTCTTTTTGAATTTGTTGATTTTGGTACTGCCTCAATCATACAAAATCAAATTGAACTTGCGATACGCAACTTTGAAACCAGAGTTGAAAACGTTTCTGTTGAGGTAACTCCTAGACCAGATACTAATGAGTTTGAGGCAACCATATTCTTTGACATTATTGGACAAGACTTCCCGACTCAAGAATTTACATTTATCCTAGAGGCAACAAGATAAAATGCCTTTTACACAGTTTACCAACCTAGATTTTGATCAGATCAAAACTTCTATAAAGGATTATCTTCGTGCGAACTCAAATTTTACAGACTTTGATTTTGAAGGATCAAACTTCTCTGTATTAATTGATACTCTAGCATATAACACTTATATCACGGCATTTAATTCCAACATGGTCGTGAATGAGTCTTTTCTAGACTCGGCATCTTTAAGAGAAAACGTTGTCTCGTTAGCAAGAAATATTGGATACGTACCACGCTCTAGAACGGCGTCTAAAGCGGTTGTTTCATTAACGGTGCCAACTACCACAACAAGTCCAACACTGACCTTACAGGCAGGTCTAGTGTGCGTTGGTGGCATTGAAGACACGACCTATACTTTTTCAGTTCCAGAAAATATCACGACCACTGTAACTGGAGGTGTGGCATCATTTAGCGATGTCAGCATTTATCAAGGAACTTTTCTTCGTAACCAGTTTGTTGTTGATGGGTCATTAGATCAAAGATTTATTTTAGATAATTCTTTTATTGACACCTCTACGATTGTTGTTTATGTAAAAGGTATTTCTGATACTGGATTGGGGAGGGAATATACATTAGTTGATAATATTTTAAATGTTCAGAGCACATCGGAAACATATCTGATTCAAGAAATAAAGGACGAAAAATACGAACTTTTATTTGGTGATGGTATTTTTGGTAAGAAATTAGAAAATGGAACGATCATCACCGTAACCTATATCGTTACTGATGGGAAAGATGGTAATGGGGCATCACTCTTTTCTTTCTCTGGATCACTAAGAGGATCTTCTGATGAGATTGTGACTCCATCATCAACAGTTTCTGTTGTAACTACCGCATCATCATCCAATGGTGGGGAGATTGAAAGTATTGATTCCATCAAATATTTTGCCCCCCGTCTGTATTCATCACAGTATAGAGCAGTAACGGGAAGAGATTATGAATCTATTATTCAACAAATCTATCCAAACACAGAATCAGTTTCAGTTGTTGGTGGAGAAGAACTAGACCCACCTCAGTTTGGAACCGTTTTAATCAGCATTAAACCAAAGAATGGTGATTATGTTTCTGACTTTGACAAGCAACAAATTTTAAATAAACTTAAGAATTATTCTCTTACAGGAATTAACCAGTCAATTATTGATCTCAAGGTTCTTTATGTAGAGATAGACTCTGCAGTCTATTATGATTCACCTAAGGTTTCTAATGTAAATGATCTAAAAACCAGAGTGACCAATGCTCTTACAACTTATTCATCATCAACAGATGTCAATAAGTTTGGTGGTAGATTTAAGTACAGTAAGTTAGTAAGAATTATTGATGATGTTGATACTGCGATTACATCTAATATTACCAGAGTTATTATCAGAAGAAATCTAAAAGCTGCTGTAAATGACTTTGCCCAATACGAACTTTGCTTTGGAAATCAGTTCCATATTAATTCAAAAGGATTTAATATTAAGAGCACTGGATTTAGAATTTCTGGAGAAGCAGACACTGTATACCTAACGGATGTTCCTAAGAAAGATGTTAATGGAAATCTAGATGGTAGTGGTATGGGAGATGTTTCAATTGTTAAACCAAATCCAAATGGTATTGATAATATTGTCGTCATCAAATCTGCTGGAACAATTGACTATACGACTGGAGAAATACTTTTAACTACCATCAACATAACTGCTACAGACTTAACTAATAATATAATTCAAGTTCAAGCATACCCAGAATCCAACGATGTTATTGGACTTAAAGATCTATATCTAAGTTTTAGTGTTGCGGATAGTACCATAAATATGATTAAAGATACAATTTCTTCTGGGGAACAAATATCTGGCATTGGGTTTAAGGTAACTTCAAACTATCTAAACGGGGAACTAAAGAGGATATAAGATGATAGCAACAGGGTTTGAAACAAGAGTACAAATACAACAGATTGTTGAAAATCAACTTCCAGAATATATTTTATCAGAGAGTCCAAAGGCATCAGAATTTTTAAAGCAATATTATATTTCACAGGAATTTTCTGGTGGAACGGTTGATATTGTAGATAATTTAGATCAATATTTAAGATTAGATAATTTAACACCTGAAGTAATTACTGGTCAGACGTTTCTATCTGTTGGTATTACTAGCACAAGTTCATCAATTCAAGTAGATAGCACTAAAGGGTTTCCAAATCAATATGGACTCTTTAAGATTGATGATGAGATCATTACCTACACTGGAGTAACAACTAATACTTTTATCGGATGTGTTCGCGGATTTAGTGGAATTACATCTTATCATGCTGATAATGCTCCAGGTGAATTAGTTTTTTCAACTTCTTCAGCAACATCACATACTTCTGGTAAAATTGTTTCCAATCTAAGTTCTTTATTTTTAAAAGAATTTTATAAAAAAATTAAGTACACTCTTACTCCTGGATTAGAAAACGTTGATTTTGTATCTAATTTAGATGTAAGTAATTTTATTAAGGAATCTAAGGCATTTTACCAATCAAAAGGAACAGAAGAATCTTTTAGAATTCTTTTTAATGTTTTGTATGGAGTTACACCAAAGGTAATTGATCTTGAGCAATATCTTTTAAAACCATCTTCTGCTCAGTTTATTAGAAGAGAAATCGTACTTGCAGAAAGAATTTCTGGAGATCCAAATAATCTAGTTGGACAAACAATTAGAAAATCAACTGACGTAAATACTCAAGCTTCAGTGTCTGAAGTTGAAATTATTAGTAGAAAAGGAAGGACATATTACAAATTAGGATTATTTGTCGGATTTGATGAAAAGGACTTAATTGAAGGTACATTTATTATCCCAGGAAAAACCAAGGTAATAGGAACTGTTTCAGTTGGTTCCTCTGTAATCACAGTTGATTCAACAATTGGTTTTAGTACATCAGGAAACGTTATCTCCAGTGGTAATAGTATCACATATACTGATAAAACAATCAACCAATTTTTAAATTGTAGTGGAATATCTTCTGCTATTAGTTCGTCTTCCGATTTAAGGTCGGACGAAACAATTTATGGTTATGAAAATGGAGATTTAACTAAAAAAGTAGAGCTCAGAATTACTGGAGTTTTATCTGAATTTGTCCCAACTTCTGATATTAAATTAACTTCAGAAGGTGAAAGAATTTTTGTAAAAAATCTTGGTGAAAAAATTCTAAATCCAGAAGAAGATAAAACCAAAAAACAAATTTTTTCAAATTCTTGGATTTATAATACATCATCTAGATATCAAATTAAAGAGATCTCTGGATCTTCTTACACTCTGTATTCTGAAATTGATAAATCAAGTTTAAAGGAAAATGATAACATAGATGTTTTAGTAAGAGGAACACAAAATGTAGTTGTTAGTGGTGCTATTGTAAAAAACATTAACCCATTAACAAAAGAAATTTTACTTGATAATTTGGCGGGATTTGCCCCAGTAGTTGGACTTTCCTATGATATCAGAAGAAATCTAAACAAGTCTATTAGTTCTGGTGCAGAAATTGTTTATGGTAATAATGTAATTACTTCAGATGTTCAAAATGTTTACAATGATTCTGATCAATATTTTTACATTGCCTCAAACTCTTTACCATCTTATGAAATAACTAAGAATATTTCTAAAGCAACTTTAGTTGAAGCAACTGGATCAAGAATCCAGGGATATGATGCTTCAACTTTAAAGTACTCCATTCTATCGTTTGATAGTGATGTACCTTTCATCACCGGTGATGCCGTTTATTATTCTCCACAAACAACTGATATTACGGGTCTCTCTGAAGGAATTTATTATGTAAAGGTATTAACTAATAAGAACCAAATTAGACTTTATTCATCAAGATCTTTTATACCTATTGATGATTATATTGAATTTGAACCACTCTCGTCTGGAACTGGTAGTCATACGTTTACATTATTGGAAAATAGTGGTAAAAAAATAGGACCACAAAAATTACTTAAAAAGTTTCCAATAAATCCAAACATTGAATCGGGATATGGTGTAGAAACTGTTCCTGGACCAGTTGGGATGCTAATCAACGGTGTTGAAATTACAAACTACAAATCCGATGATCAAATTTATTATGGTCCAATAGAAAATGTAGAAATATTAAACAGTGGATTAAATTATGATGTAATTAATCCACCCACCATTCAAATTTCAAATCCAGGGTCTGGTACTACATGTTTAGTTCGTCCTGTTATTAGTGGTATCGTAACAGCAGTTTATGTTGATCCACAAGACTTTGATATTGATAATGTGGTATCAATAACTGTAACTGGTGGAAATGGCAGCGGAGTTGTACTACAACCTATTATTGGAAAAAGATATAGGGAACTATCTTTTGATGCCAGACTGAACACAGAATCTGGTGGAATAGATGTTACTAACGAAACTATAACCTTTATTAATAATCACAATCTATCAAATGGTCAAGCAATTGTTTATAATAAAAATGGAAACAATCCAGTAAGCATTGGTACTTTTGGTGGTTTAAACACTGATCAGAATAAGACTCTACAGAGTGGATCTGTATATTACGCATCAATTGTTAACCCAACATCTATAAAATTACATCAAACTTTTTCCGACTATTATGTTGGAATTAATACGGTAGGATTTACGACGGCAAGTAATATTGGAGTTCATAAATTTAGAATTTATGATGATAAAAATACTTTACAGTCTGTCAAAGTAATTAATCCAGGAAGTGGATATCAAAACAGAAAACTAATTGTAAAACCTGTAGGAATATCTACAATAGACTCATCTGTTAATTTTGCTAATCATGGATTTGGTGACGGTGAAAAAGTTGTTTATTCTAGCACAGGAACTACAATATCTGGTCTCTCTACAATAAATCAATACTATGTTATTAAATTAAATGATAACGCATTTAGATTATCAGATGCTGGGATTGGTGGAACTGTAACATCTAATTATACTCGTAAAAATTATATCAAATTAGCATCTACTGGATCTGGTTATCATAATTTTGAGTACCCTCAAATTCAAGTCAATATTAATGTTGAGTATTCTGGAACTTCTGGTGTTATAACAGCAACACCAGTTGTACGTGGATCAATCGTTGATGCTTATGTTTATGAGGGTGGATCTGGATATGGATCTGATATTTTAAATCTTCAAAAGAAACCATCTGTAACCATCAAAAATGGTAAGAATGGTCAATTAAAACCAATCATTAATAATGGCAGAATTGTTTCTGTTGAAATTCAAAGTAGAGGATCTGAGTATAATGCTGCTCCAGATCTTGAGGTACAGGGTGATGGTATTGGGGCGAAGTTGAGAGCAATTGTTCAAAATGGATATATTTCAGAAATTATTGTTCTTAATTCTGGTGTAAACTATACATTAGACAAAACTACAATTAAGGTGACTGCTCCTGGATCTGGGGCGATTATTGAACCAAAAATTAGAGGATTATCAATTAATAATTTTGCTAGATATGGATTTGAAAAACTAGTCCAGTCTAACGATCAATTGAAATATTCTTTTGTAGGATACTCTACAAACATTGGTAAAAATTATTTTGATGATAGTGGATTAGATCACTCACCAATTATTGGGTGGGCATATGATGGAAATCCAATTTATGGTCCTTATGGATATAGCAACCCATCTAATGAGAATTCTGGTATACGACTTTTACAAACTGGATATTCTTCCAGTTCTTCTAATGTAATTGATAGACCCTCTGCATTTGCTGTAGGATTTTTTGTTGAAGACTATTCATTTACAGATTCGGGTGATCTAGATGAAAATAATGGTAGATATTGTAAAACTCCAGATTATCCAGATGGAGTTTATGCTTACTTTGTTGGTATAAGCACAAATACATCTACTGGAACTTTAGATCCAAAATATCCTTATTTTATAGGAAATTCTTATAGATCAAATCCAGTAAATGAAAACTTTATTATTGATCAGAGCACATTTGACTTTAATAGTTCAAATTTAATTAGAAATACCTTCCCATATAAAGTATCTGATACATATGCGGATAATGATTTTATTGTTGAATCAAATGAATATGTTGATCAAACAGCAATTGTTGATTCCGTAACTAAAGGATCTGTTGAATCATTCCAAATTATTGAGTCTGGTAGCGAATATAAAATAGGAGATTCTGTTGAATTTGATAATGATGGAACGAATGGTGGTGGTCTAAGTGCCTATGTTAGCAGCATAACTGGTAAGGATATCACTAGTATTCAAACAACTGTTGAGGGATACAGTAATGTAATCTTTATTTGGGATAATCCAAATCAAGTTTCTGCTTACATCTCAACATCACACTCTTTACTTAGTGGTGATGGAGTTGTAGTATCGGGTCTTTCAACATCAATAAAATCTTTAACTGGTTCTCATATTATTGGAGTCAACACTGTCAGAACAGTAGTTTACAAAGAAATATCTTCCAATGCTACTGCTGGTGTTGTAACTGATGTTTACTTATCCAATATTCCAAATTCTATTTCAATCGGCAGTAGCATTGGAATAGGAACTGAAAGACTTTTTGTTCTTAATAAGTTTGCAGACAAGAATATCATAAGAGTTAAGAGGGGGGTATCTGGATCTGCTCATACTGCGTCAACATATGTAGATTTAATTCCAAGTTATCTAACGTTACCAGTAAAATCTGACTATTTTGAGTCTAAAGTTGATGATAGATATTACTTCAATCCAAGAGAAACAGTTGGTGTTGGTACAATTGTAGGAATTGGTACTTCTGTAAACTACACCAAAGGTGAATTACTTGAAGTAGTTTCAATTCCATCGCAAAGCATTTATTTACCAAATCATCCATTTAGAACAAATCAGGCGGTCACTCTTACCAAACCATCAGTTGGACTTGCGCTGACCGTATCAAATTCTTCTGGTGGAACAACCTTTAATCTGCCAAGTAGTGGAAATAGTCAGACAGTTTACATAATCAATAAGTCAAGAGACTATATTGGAATTGTAACTCAAGTTGGACTTACTACAAGTACTAATGGTTTATTCTTTGTAAATAATGGATCTAATGAGTTTGACTATTTACTTGAATCAAACGATACTCAAGTAACTGGAACACTCCAAAAAATTAATGCTAGAGTTTCCGTCTCAACAGCACATTCTTTAACAAATGGCGATTCAATTACATTAACTGTAAACGCAAATGAATCTGTTGGTGTAGGAACATCATCTGCAGTGATTGTTAAATATAGTTCTTCTAGAAATAAAATTCTAATTAATCCTGTTGGATTTTCTTCATCGGCCGTTGATTTAACTAACAATAAAATTACAATTAGTTCTCACAGATTAAAAACAGGTGATAAAGTATTTTATGACTCTAATTTAGTTTCAAGTGGTCTTGGGACAGGTGAATATTTTGTTTACCGAATAGATGATAACAATATCCAATTAACTCAAACTTATTATGATGCTATCAACTATCCACCAACTATTGTAAGTTTGGGTTCAACAGGTGGGTCAAACCATCAACTATCTCCAATTAATCCAGAATTATTTGTAACAAAAAATAATAATCTAGTTTTTGATCTTACCGATTCTTCATTGGTAGGTAGTAAGTTTAAGTTATTCTATGATTTAGAGTTTAAAAATGAATTTGTTTCTACAGGAAGCACGGATTCATTTATTATTAGTGGTGTTGGAACAATAGGCGTTTCTACAAATGCTTCTCTAACATTAAATTACTCTTCTAATAATCCATCTAATTTGTTCTACAATATTGAAAGATCTGGATTCATTAGTACATCCGATACTGATGTATCAAATTATTCCAAAATAACTTATGTTGATAGTAAGTATAATGGAACCTATAAGGTATTTGGTGTTGGAACTACCTCATTTAATCTTTCACTAAGAGAGATACCAGAATCTTTAACATATAGTGTTTCAAATACAGATGTATTGGAGTATTCTACAAATTCAACCACCGCTAGAGGTGGTGTTGATAAGTTCCAAATTACGTTTGGTGGATTTGGATATAAAAAACTTCCAACTTTTGTAAGTATTGCTTCTACTCAAGGACTTAATGCTAAGATTTTACCACAATCCAGAAATATTAACAGAATTGATAGTGTTAGGATTATAGATCCTGGATTTGAATACTCATCTGATAAAACTTTGAGACCAGAAGCATTTGTATCTCCAGTAGTATCTTTAATTAATTCAGATACGATTACTAATATTGAAGTTTCGTATGGTGGTAGAAATTATACATCTGCTCCAGATCTTATTATTGTCAATCCAGAAACTGGGGATCAAGTTACCACAGGAATATTACAAGCATCTCTGAATGGAACATCAATTGTAGATGTTAATATTATTGAGTCTCCAAAAGGACTTGGTGCAACCGAGCAGTCTATTGTTGCCATCAATAATAGTAATGGAGTTACTGTAAGAACTGTATATTCATCATCAAGTGGAATTGTAACTTGCGTTTTAGTCACACCTATTTCTGGATTCAGCACCTCAACATTTAATGTTGGTGAGAAAATTTTTGTTGAAGGGATTCAACAGTATGACACCACTGGCGATGGATTTAATTCCACAAATTATGACTACCAATTCTTTACTGTAACTGATTATAGAAATACAAACCCAGCTGAAGTTGAGTTTAATCTAGCTGGACTTAGCACAAATCCTGGAATTGCTAAAACGTCACAAAATTCATATGCGTCCATAGTTAAATATGATGATTATCCAAGATTTAGAGTTACACAAGAATCTTCTATTTTCCAAGTAGGAGAAAACCTACTTGTATTATCAAATGATCAGTTTGTAATTATCGATCTTTTAGTAACTGAAAGTAGTAGCGATTACATTAAAGTTTATGGTACTTACAAGTTACGGTTTAATGAGACTATTAAGGGTTCTGTAAGCGGATCTATTGCCACAATCAATGATATAGTTGACAACTATGGAAGATTCAACGTTAATTATTCACTGAGACAAGATTACGGTTGGTCAGATAATATTGGAAAATTAGACGAAGATTATCAGGTTCTTCCAGATAATGACTACTACCAGTCTTTATCTTATACTGTAAAGAGTCCGATTGAATTTGAAAATCTAATCAATCCAGTAAATCGTCTGTTACACACCAGCGGTCTTAAGAATTTTGCCGACACCGAGGTACTATCTACATCTAATGTTTCTGTCGGATCATCAACAGTTGATAGCATAAGTATTTTTGATATTTTAGAAGAAAAGAGAGTAGATACAATTAATAATTATGATTTGACTTTAGATGTTGATGTTGTTGATAATAAATCAAAATTTTTAAAATTAAAAAATAAAAAATTAGCAGATTATATTGAGTGTAGAACAAATAGAGTATTAAAAATAGATGATATAAGTTCACAATTCTCAAATTCTCTATCTCCATTGGATCAATATGTTGATTTGTTTATTGGCGAAGAATACTCAAGATTTTTAGTCCAAATTGTAAATCCAAACAATGATGACATTCAGGTCACTGAATTGGCATTCTATAATGATTCAAGTGATACATTTACTTTTGAAAAATCAAATCTGTTTAATAGTTCTCAAGAATTAGTTGAAATATCTGCTAATACTGATGAATTTGGAAGCTCCAGTTTAAGATTTACTCCAGCAGATGCCTATGATAGTGATTATGATATCAAAGTTTTCAAAAATACATTCAATAGTGATCTAGCGGGAATTTCTACACAATCAATTGGATTTGTGGATTTAACAGGTGTAAACAGAATCGTAAGTGCTGGACAAACATCTGAAATTATTTCTGACAATATTTTAAATACTAATTCATATTATGCTACGGTAGAGGTTACCAATAATTCTACAAGTGAAAAGAATTTTGTAGAATTATATGTAACTCATGACGGAACTAATTCGTATTTCTCAGAATACTATGTTGATAGTGGATCTTCCCCACTTTTCTCATCTAACTTTATTGGCACTTTCACATCAAATATAGATTCTGGGATTTTATACTTAAAATATGAAAACAATACTTCTAATGAAATTTTAGTTAGATCCAAGATTGTTGGATTTGGGACGACTGCTGCTGGAATTGGTACTTATAGATTCAAACAGACTCAACAAATAGATGGAACAGAAAGATCCCTAAAGTTAGAGTCCAATTATTCTAATGTATCATCAGCATCAACTATTGTTGGATTTAGTACTTCCGAAGTAACCACTTCTAAGAACTTGATAAGAGTTTCTTATGGATCTACAAGTGCTATTCATCAAGTGCTGATGGCGCATAATGGTCAAAACACATATAATGTTCAATATCCATTCATATCCATTGGAAGTACTTCTGGAATTGGAACATTTTCAACACAATATAATGGATCTAACTTTAATCTTCTTTTCCATCCAGATCCTTCAGTTTCTGGTAATATTCAAATTCAAACTTTCAGTGAAGTAATTTATACTGAAAGTGATTCTGCGAATACTGCTCCAGACTTATTGTATGGACCAGTTACAGAATCATTATCTCTACTTCAATATGATGCGATTAATGGAACAAGAGCAAATAAAACTAGTTTTTCACTTAATTATGAAGGTGTTCCTATCTTTGAGAAGAAATTTAATCCATCAGATTCTGCGACTTTAGATCCAGTAACAGGTATATTTACAATTCAAGATCACTTCTTTAATACTGGAGAAAAATTAATCTATACTCCAAATTCAACATTTGTTGGAGTTGCTGCTTCTTCAGTTGGAATTGGATCCACATTAAATTCTGTTGGAGTTGTAACAAATATTTTACCATCAGACGTATACGCAATAAGAATTAATAAAGATAGATTTAGAATTTCAACAAGATCAAATTTTGCATCTAGTGGAATTTATGTAACATTTACTTCTCTAGGTTCTGGAAATGCTCATGAACTTGAGATGTATAAAAAGAATGAAAAGACTTTAATTGATATAGATGGAATCATTCAATCTCCGTTAGCATTTACACCAATTAAGACTAACTTGTATAACAATGGTGGTCAAATATCTAATTCTTCTACAGTTTTTGGTGTTACAGGAATAACCTCAATAAGACCAAATAATATTGTAAGAATAGATGATGAATATATGAAAGTTGTTTCAGTTGGTTTTGGAACAACATCAACTGGTCCAATTAGTGGATCTGGTAGCGTAAATCTACTGGAAGTTAGTAGGGCATTTGTCGGCACATCAGCAACATCTCATGCTGATAGCACTGAAGTCAGATTGTACTCTGGATCTTTTAATATTGTAGGAAATAAAATTTACTTTACAGATGCTCCAAAAGGTAAAAATACAATTTTAAGAGATTCTTCTAATTTAGAGTATACAAGATCTTCATTTGATGGTAGAGTCTATTTAAGAAACGATTATACCAATAATAGAATCTTTGATGATATTTCCGATAGATTCACTGGAATTGGACAAACTTACACAGTAACTGTTCAAGGTATTAACACAACAGGAATACAAACAGGAAGTGGAATTTTGTTATTGAATGGAATTTTCCAAAAACCATCAACAATAAACAATACCGGTAATAACTATTCCTTTATTGAAAATGTTGGAGTTTCTAGTGTAGTCTTTACTGGTATTACTTCTTCAAATGGATCTATTGTAAAGAGTCAATTTGATGTAAATCAAAATCAACTACCTCGTGGTGGTGTAATTGTTTCTCTTGGTTCAAGTGGTGGACTTGGCATTGCTCCTCTCGTAGGAGCATCTGTAACTGCTGTTGTTGGTGCTGGTGGTACGATTGTATCGGTTGGTTTGGGAACAACTGATATTTCTGGATCTGGATATCGTGGAACTATTTCTATTGGAATCACTCAGACTGGACATGTTGGAACTGCTGCTTCTATCACAGCAATAGTTGGTCTGGGTGGAACTTTAGCATTTACAATTGTAAACTCTGGAACTGGTTATACAAATCCAACTATTCAAATACCTCAACCTTCATATGAAAACCTTGAAATTAGAGGAGTTTCAAGACTTGGGGCTGGGGCAACAACAGATAGTGGATCTGGACTGCTCGTAACAGTTGATGTTGGTGCTAGTTCCACAACGGGTATAGGATCAACATTGTTTGAGGTCACTTCGTTTAAGATTGCTAGAACTGGATATGGATTTAAAGTGGGAGATGTGTTTACTCCTGTTGGTCTGGTTACAGATAGAAGACTCGCATCACCAATTAATGATTTCCAATTGACCGTATTGGATGTATATACTGATAGATTATCATCATGGGAATTTGGTGAATTTGACTATATTGATTCAATTTTAAGTCTACAAGATGGAAATCGTTTAAGATTCCCATTAAATTATAACGGACAACTTATAAGTTTTGAAGTTAATAGTAATGACCCAGATTCTTCTCTAATAGATTTAAATTCTTTACTACTAATATTTGTAAATGGTATATTACAGACTCCTGGAGAATCCTATACGTTTGAAGGGGGGACTTCATTCACATTCATGGTTCCCCCAGAACCAGAGGATAATATCTCAATTTTCTTCTATAAAGGAACCACTGGAACTGATAGTATATCTGTTTCTATCAATGAAACTATTAAGGTTGGAGATGCTGTACAAGTATTCAAGAATAACAACTATCCACAAACAATTGATCAAAATCTAAGAACAATTTACAATATAGCATCATCTGATAAAATTGAGACAAATCTTTATGTTGATCAGGGTATAGATCAAATTAACTTTAAACCTCTGAGTTGGACTAAGCAAAAGGTTGATAGATATATTAATGGCGATTATGTTTATAAGTCTAGAGACTCAATTGAATCTCTAGTTTACCCAACTGCTAGAATAATCAAGAACCTTTCATCTAGTGCCACGGAATTATTTGTTGATGACGCACAATTCTTTAACTATGAGGAAAATAACTCTGTTCTGGTTATTTCTAGTGTCGGTGGATTAATTGTTACGGGAGATTCTCCAGTTGCTGCTGGACTTACTGCTGTAGTTTCGGCAGGAGGAACAATCCAATCTTTAAGTATCGTAAGTTCTGGAAGTGGTTATGTTGGTTCAGCAATTACTGTTTCAATATCTGCGCCTCCTACAGTTGGTGTTGGTGTTGGAACAACTGCAACTGCGACTGCTACGATAACAAATGGGCAAGTAACTTCTACGACTATAGTGAACCAAGGGTTTGGTTATTCACAAAACAATCCTCCTCAAGTTCTTTCTCCTCTACCCACATTCTCAAAAGAAGATGTTAACAACATCACTACAGTGGAGGGATTTGCTGGGATTATTACAGGAATCAGCACTACTTCAGGAACCTCTGGAAATCCATTAGCACTTAAGTTTAATCTTAATGCCACATCTTTTGTTGGACTTGTAACTGGATATCCACTTTACATTTTCAATACCTCAGTTGGATCTGGAGTAACTTCTATAGATGGAAGTAATTCTGCTGTTGTAGGAATTGGAACAACATTCTTGGATAATATTTACTACATTCACTCTATTACTTCTAGTGGATCAAATTCTGAAATAGTGGCAAATGTTCATTCCTCATCTAATATCATTGGAATTAACACATCTGGATCAACAAGTCAACCAATAGGTAGATTCTCTTGGGGAAGACTGTCTGGATTTAATAGATCAAGTAATCCAATATCTCTTGGTGTAACTGGATTCACAATTGATGCTGGACTTTCTACATTCCCATCAATTCAGAGAAGAGATTATGGACTAAGAGATAGTGGTGCCTTGAGAAAGGATCTTGGGTAGTATAAATATAGGAAAAAGCTAATAATATGTCTGCTATTGTAACAGATCAATTTAGAATTTTAAATGCGAATAACTTTGTAGAGAGTATTGATAGCTCATCAAATTCTTATTATGTATTTTTAGGATTGTCCAACCCCACTCAAGTTGGATTTGGAAGAACTTCTGATTGGAATACAAATACTCCAAATCCAATTGATAACTTTGACAATATTAGTCATGTTTCGGATACAATGATCTTTGGTAAAAAGATTACGTCTCTGAATGTAAGAAGATTAATTAGAAGGATTGATTGGACGCAGGGAACCAGATATGAAATGTATCGCCAAGATTACAGTATTACTTCTCCTTCACCTATAACACAATCTTCTAGATTATATGACGCAAATTACTATGTAATGAATAGTAATTATAATGTGTATATTTGTATTGATAACGGTTCTTCTGGAATTAGCACCACAGGAAATGCTTCGCAAGATGAACCATTATTTACTGATTTAGAACCTTCCAGAGCAGGTGAAAGTGGTGATGGGTATATCTGGAAATACCTTTTTACCGTTTCTCCTAGTGATATTATAAAATTTGATTCTACTGAATATATTTCTGTACCGAATAACTGGTCAACATCTACGGATTCCCAAATACAGGCGGTTAGAGAGAACGGAGATTCAACTACTAATAATAATCAAATCAAAAAAGTTTATATTCAAAATCAGGGATCTGGATATTCTGGTGGTCTTGGACAAGAGGTTAGCATTCTTGGTGATGGAAGTGGGGCAAAGGTTGTTGTAGATGTTATAAGTGGAAAAGTAACAAACGCTATTGTTTCATCTGGTGGTAAAAATTATACTTATGGTATGGTTGATTTGGGATCAATCAATGCTAATTCTACTGGCAATTTTGCCAAACTAATTCCAATTATTCCACCATCAAAGGGACATGGATATGATTTATATAAAGAGTTGGGAACAGATAAAATTTTAATCTATGCTAGATTTGATGATTCCACCAAAGACTTCCCAACTGATACTAAGTTTTCACAAATTGGTATTGTAAAAAATCCAACTTCAATCGGATCAACTTCAGTATTTACAGAAAATCAATTTTCTTCATTGTATTCTTTAAAGTTCTCAACGGTTTCTGGTACGATTAGTGTTGGGGATAAAATTAGTCAATCTGTAACTGGTGGATCAGCACACGGATATGTTGCTTCATATGACTCTGAAACAAAGGTTCTTAAATACTATAGAGATAGATCCTTATATTTCAATCAAACAACTTTAGATCAAACTGATTATGTTGGTGTTTCTACAAGTTCTAAAGTATTGAATTTTGAATCATCAGCAAATCCAGTTACAACTTCTGGTGGATTCTCTGGATCTGTAGATATTAATTTTACTGGTATTACTACAAATCCAACAGGAAACAAAATTATTAGTCTTGGTAGTCAATTTACAAATGGTCTCTCAAATCCTGAGATAAATAAAGGGTCGGGTGAAATTATCTACTTAGATAATAGACCATTGATTACAAGAAATTCTAGACAAAAAGAAGACGTTAAAATTATCCTGGAATTCTAAAAAATGCCACAGAAAACAAATTTAAATATCAATCCTTATTATGATGACTTTAATAAGGATAATAATTTTTATAAAGTTTTATTCAAGCCAGGATACCCAGTACAGGCTAGAGAATTAACGACGCTTCAATCAATATTACAAAACCAGATAGAGTCCTTCGGAAGTCATATCTTTAAAGAGGGATCCATGGTGATCCCAGGTAATATTAATTACGATTCTGAATATTACTCAATACGATTAAATCAAGATCATTTAGGAATTCCAGTTTCACTATACGTAGATCAATTAGTAGGAAAAAGATTAACCGGTCAAGATTCTGGGATTACTGTAGTAGTTGATAAGTATCTGCTCCCAGCAGATTCAACAGAAATTACAGACTTAACTTTATTTGTCAAATATCTTGGATCTGGATCTGATAATATTGTTAAAACATTAAATGATGGTGAATTTTTAATTACCGAAGAATCATTTGTTTATGGAAACACCTCCATTAATGCTGGAGATACTGTTGCCACATTAGTTTCCCTAAATGCTTCGGCAATTGGATGTGCCGTTGGAATTTCTTCTGGTGTTTACTTCATTAGAGGTACTTTTGTAGATGTAGCAACTGATAAAATTGTTCTAGATCCATATTCCAACACTCCTTCATATAGAGTTGGATTAAACATTTTAGAAGAAATTGTTACTGCTAAAGATGATTCTAGTCTTTATGACAATGCTAGAGGATTTTCAAACTATGCCGCACCTGGAGCAGATAGATTAAAAATTTCTACAGTTTTATCTAAAAAACCATTAACAGATTTTAACGACAAAAGTTTTGTTGAACTGATTAGACTTGATAATGGAGAAGTTAAGAAATTACAAAACAAGTCTGAATATTCAATTATAAAAGACTATTTTGCGAAGAGAACATATGAAGAGTCTGGTGATTATGCAGTAGATAAATTTAATGTTCAAGTAGCAAATTCACTAAATGATGGAATTTCAAACGAGGGAATATATCTATCTACTCAGGTAACTGATTCTGGAAATATTCCGTCTGATGATTTAATGTGTATTAAGATTTCCCCAGGAAAAGCTTATGTAAGGGGATTTGATATTGAAAAGCAAGCAACGACAATACTAGATGTAGATAAACCAAGAGATAAGGCAACCGTAGGAACTTCTCTAGTGCCATTTGAGATGGGTAACCTACTCAAAGTTAATAATGTTACTGGAACGCCATTTGTAGGCATTAATACTGGGAATAATACCCTGTCATTATATAATCAAAGAAAGGCATCTGAAGGATCTGGAACTGGAACTGAGATTGGACAAGCTAGAGTATATTCATTTGGGTTAAGCGATGCTGCTTATTCAAACGATGGAACAGAGTGGGATTTATATCTCTTTGATGTTCAAACTTATACAAAACTCACCATCAATCAAAGTTTAAATTCCGACCAGTGCCCAGCAACTTCGTATGTTAGAGGTATAAGTAGCAACGCATCTGGATATGTTGATCGTGCCGCTGCTGGAACAGGATTAACACTCATTCAAACTTCTGGTTCATTTATTGCTGGTGAGCAAATTTTAATAAATGAAACGACAGAATATTCCAGAAGTATTGTTAGTGTTAAAGCATTCAATACTCAAGATATTAAATCAGTTTTCCAGTCTTCAAACTCAATATCTTCCGGAATCAAAACTTCATTTGTTGCTGATACTGTTCTTCAAAGATTTGTTCCATCTGGATTTAATATTACCGATAGGGTAACAATCACTGGTGGAACTAGTGCTGGATCAGTAACTTGCCCCGGTAAAAACTTTTTAGGAATTAGAAGTGATGCCATTATCAGATATCAAGTATCTGGTCTGTCAACAGAAACTTACAACAGGGTAGTTTCAGTTTCCAGTGATGGTCTAACTATGACTGTTGCTGGTATTTCAAGCGTATTTGGGGTATGTAATGGTGGATTACCATCGTCAACTCAATCTGTAACATTTTCTATTGGTGCTCCAAATATCACTAATGATGAAAATGCTGGACTTTACGCTCCATTGGATGCCTCCAATGTTTCAGATGTAAGTCTTTCAAACTCAAATCTTCTTGTCACAACTCAACTTAGAGAACTTACATCCAATTCTGTTGGATCTTTAAGTGTTGACATAACTTCCACTGGTATTTCTAGCGCATTCTTTGAGACATTTGATGCGGAAAGATATTCAATTCACTATTCAAATGGTGATGTAGAAGATTTAACTGGCGATCAGTTTACTCTTAATTCAAATGGATCACAAATTGTTTTCTCTGGATTAAGGGTAAGTCAAACTTCCAATGTGACATTGAATGCGACCGTAAGAAAAAATCTTATTAAAAATAAACAAAAAGATTTTATTAGAAGTCAAAAAGTCATTATTGACAAAACTTTTTCTGGTATCTCTACTGCTCTGAGTGGATTAAGTACAAGTCAATTCTACGGATTAAGAGTTCAAGATAAAGAAATTTCACTGAATGTTCCCGATGTTGTTAATGTTGTTGGTGTTTTTGAATCTTTAGACACATCTAACCCAACTTTAGATAAATTAACTTTTGTTTCTGGTCTTTCATTAGACACAAATTCAATCTTGGGTGAAAGAATCGTTGGTTCTACTAGTGGTGCTATTGCTCAACTTGCTACAAGGTCTTCATCTACCGAGGTTGAGATCTGTTATCTAACTCCACAAACTTTCACAGTAGGTGAAACTGTTACATTTGAAGAATCAAGCATCATAACAAATATTCAAAGTATAACTGTAGGAAATTATTTAAATATTAGTAATAGATTTGATCTAGACAAGGGTCAGAAAGAACAATATTATGATTATTCTAAAATTGTTAGAAAAATCAACTTCCCAGAACCTACCAGGAAGTTATTGGTAGTATATAACTACTACTCTGTACCATCTAATGATCTTGGAGACTTGTATAGTGTAGAATCATATAGTGAAGAGAGATTTACAAAAGATATTCCTCTCTTAAGAAATAATTTGAGATCGTCAGATACTCTTGACTTTAGACCAAGAGTTTCTTCCTTTACATCTACAACTTCATCACCATTTGCCTTTTCAAGTAGAAATTTTGGTTCATCTGGAAATAATCCCACTTTAGTGATAGCACCAAATGAAAGTTCTTTAATTGGATATAGTTACTATCTGCCAAGAATTGATAAATTGATTCTTGATAGTCTCGGAAACTTCTCAATTGCCAAAGGTGTATCTGCCCTAGACCCTAAAGAACCAACAAATGTTGAAAGTGCGATGGATATCGGAACGATCAAACTTCCGGCATATCTTTATGATCCAGACGATGCTGTTATAACTCTCGTTGATAATAGAAGATATACGATGAGAGATATTGGAAAACTTGATGATAGGATTTCAACTCTAGAGGTAGTTACTTCTCTAAGTTTGCTTGAACTTGATACCAAAACTCTCCAAATTCAAGATTCTGATGGTCTTTCTAGATTTAAGTCTGGATTCTTTGTAGATGATTTTAAGAACAACGATCTTTTAGATCTACTTAATCCTGATTGTAAGTGTGATGTTGATGTAGAAAATCAAGAATTAAACACCCCTCTTGATTTCTATTCATTAAAACCAGAATTAGCTTTATTACCATCAACCAATACTGAGACCGCCGATTTTTCAGCAAATCTTGAACTTTTAGATTCTAATGTCAGAAAAACTGGAGATCTAATCACATTAGATTATGATGAAGTAAGTTGGATCGGGCAACCTCTAGCTTCTAGAGTGGAAAATGTAAATCCATTTAATATGATTGAATTTGTTGGTAGAGTTCAATTGGAACCAGCATCCGACAATTGGGTTAGAAATATATTTGTAAGTGGTGGTGAAAGAACAATCACTGGAGATTTTGATGGTTCATATGTAGAGACTATTAAAATCAGTAGCGAACCAGATACCCATATTCGTTCAAGAAACGTTGCTTTTGGTGCGGGTGGATTAAAGCCAGTAACAAGATACTATCCATTCTTTGATAGCACTAGTGGCATTGACATAGTTCCAAAACTTTTGGAAATCTCAATGACATCTGGTATTTTCCAAAATGGAGAAACTGTAGATGGATTTATAGGTGGAACCAGAGTCATATCATTTAGATCTTGTCAACCAAACCACAAAACTGGTGATATCAACAATCCAGCAACAACATTTAATGCCAATCCATACAATACCTCAATCAGTCTTCCTTCAACATATTCAGCATCTTCAACAGTATTGAATATAGACGTTGCTTCTCTATCTGAAGAGGCACAAGGAAGATTTACTGGTTACGTGACTATTGGTACTGTCTTAATTGGTAGAACTAGCGGTGCTCAGGCATCTGTTGCCAATATAAGACTGGTTACCGATACTTTTGGAGATCTAGGTGGTTCATTCTTCTTCAGAGACCCACTAGCATCACCTCCACCAACTCTGAGATTCAGAACTGGCACTAAGACATTTAAACTCACATCTAGTTCTACAAATGCCTCTCCACTACCTGGAAGTCTATTAATTAGTAGTGCTGAAACTAGTTATTCCACAAGTGGAATCGTAGACACATTTAGACAAACTAATGTCATAGTTAGAAGACCACCCCCACCACCTCCACCACCACCTCCTGCTCGTGGCGGTGGAAAGGATCCTCTTGCTCAGACATTTACTGTTGATGAAACTGGAGCATTCTTGACTTCTGTTGATCTATTCTTTGCTAGCAAAGATGAAAATGAAAAAGTTACAGTTGAACTTAGAACTGTAGAGCTTGGAACACCAACAGATCAATTGGTTCAAGACTTCGCAAGAGTCACTCTTGAACCATCTCAGGTCAATACGTCTTCTGATGGATCTGTTGCCACAAGAGTTACATTCCCATCACCTGTCTATCTACAACCAGGTGAGGAATATGCGATTGTAATTCTTTCACCATCTTCAAATAATTATGAAACTTGGATCGCAAGAATGGGTGAAAGAACTGTAAATACTCAGAATTTACCAGATGCTGAAAGTGTAGTTGTAACTAAGCAATACTTAGGAGGGAGTCTATTTAAATCACAGAATGGAACTATTTGGACTCCAAGCCAATTTGAAGATCTCAAATTTACTCTCTATAAAGCACAGTTTACCCAAAATCTTGGCACAGTTTATTTCTATAATCCTAAACTAGGGACTAGAAATAGTCAAACCCCAAGACTACTTCCAAATCCAATTAAAACATTACCTAGAAAGTTAAAAGTTGGAATTACAACTACAACAACAATGGGTAGTATTTTGATTCCAGGTAGAAAGGTAAGCGAAACTAACTCATCAGGTCCTTACGGATATATTGAAAATATTGGAAGTAGAGTTTCTGCTCTTTCACTTACCAATACTGGCGTTGGATATTCAAACGGAACATTTGCTGGAGTGTCATTCTATTCAGTAACTGGAAATGGTTCTGGAGCGGTCGGTGTTGTAACAATATCTTCAAATATTGTTTCTGCAGTTTCCATTACAACTCCAGGAAATGGTTATGCGATAGGTGATGTTCTGGGAATTACAACTAGTAATGTTGTTAAGGGATCTAGTGCTACAATCACTGTTTCTAACATTAATGGAATTGATACATTGTACCTAACAAATGTTCAAGGTGAAGAGTTTACTGATGGTCAAGATTTAGTTTACTTTGAAGGATCAACTGCTGTTGCTGTGGCGAATACTGATATTAGAGGATCTTCTTCTCTCATCAGCAATCTATATGATGGTAGAGTTGTTGAAGTTGAGCATTATAATCATGGTATGATGGCAGATAATAACAAGGTTACTCTTGCCGATATTGAACCAAATACTGCTCCAGTTCTTTTAACTGCCAATCTTGCGGTTGATGCAACAACTATCTCTGTTGCCAGCACTTCAACATTTGCTACTTTTGAAGGTATTTCAACTTCAACTGGATATGTCAAGATTAATAATGAAATTATTTACTATAACAGCATTGGTTCTGGAACACTTGGTATTGGCACAAGAGGTATAGACGGTTCCTTAACCAGAACTCATAATGTTAATGATCTTTGCTATAAGTATGAATTAAATGGAGTTTCTCTCACTAAGATCAACACAACTCATGATATGCCAACTGATTCTGCTCTAAAAGCATCTAAAAACATTGATAAGTATTACTTACAAATTAGTAGATCAAACAGACCATCTGGTGATACTCAACTGAGTTTCACAGATGAAAGATCACTTGGAGGAATGGAGGTATTTGCTTCACAAAACTTCCAATATAACGCTATTGTTCCACAATTTAATGTTATTACTCCAGGAGAAACAACATCTGTTTCAGCAGAATTAAGATCTGTTTCTGGAACAAGTGCTGGTGGATCCGAAATCTCATTTATTGATCAAGGTTATGAACCCGTTGAATTAAATCAAGTTAACAGAGTTTCTTCTACAAGACTTGTTTGTTCCGAAATTAATGAGACAAACAGATTAACTGATCTTCCTAAGAATAGATCAACAACACTGGCAATCCAATTTAATTCGCAAGATCCTAATCTTTCTCCCGTAATTGATAGTCAGAATGGTGTTCTAATTCTACAAAGAAATAGAGTTAATGCCCCAATTGTAAATTATTCTACTGATTCTAGGGTTAAACTGATATCTGGAGATCCTCACTCCGCCATTTACATTTCAAATAGAGTTGATCTGAAACAACCAGCAACTTCACTTAAAGTTCTTGTTTCTGCTTATAGACATTCTTCCGCTGACTTTAGAGTTCTCTATAGACTCTTTAGACCAGATTCTAGTGAAGTTCAACAATCCTATGAACTATTCCCAGGGTATGATAACTTGAGAGATTTGAATGGTGATGGATTTGGAGAGACGATCATTGACGCTACTCTAAACAGCGGCAGATCAGATGCTTTTGTTCCATCAAGTAGGGATAATCAATTCCTAGAGTATCAATTTAGTGCTGATAATCTTGACAAATTTACTGGATTTGCTATTAAGATTGTATGTTCTGGAACTAATGAAGCATATGCTCCAAGATTTAAAGATTTAAGAGTAATTGCTTTAGCATGATTCCCGTTGAAGGTCATAAAAATCTCTATAGAGATGAAAAATCTGGTGCTATTGTTAATTATGATACATTGGGATATTCTCAATATATTAAAATGAAATCTGAAAAGCAAAAGCAAAAGGAAGAAATTGACCAAATTAAAACAGATATTGAAGAAATTAAATCTTTACTGAAGGAGATTATCAATGGATCCAAATGAAATAAAACTTGACGATATCAATAAATTATTTGAATATGAAATGCAATCTAGAGAAATTGATGATTGTAACGATATCAATCAACTTAGACTAATGCTTAAGACCTCTATCAAGCTTTATATGAAGCAACAAGAGGTAATTCATAGTCTTGGTAATCTTGGATTTGGTCAAGTATAAATATATTTTAGATCCTGAAGTTTTTATAAATGGCAGCCGTTTATGTAAGTAATCTAGTCGTAAACACTGGTACTACATTTACTCAAACATTTTCATTAGAAAATAGTGATTCTAGTTCCTCATTAAATTTGGGTGGATACATAGTATCTGCTCAAATGAGAAAACATGCTGGTAGTTCAGCATATACTTCATTTACTGCATCAATTTTAAATCCTTCCGCAGGAACAATTAAAGTTGGACTGGGAACTACTACAACTGCCTCCCTTAAACCAGGTCGTTATGTTTATGATGTTTTGATAACAGATAATTCTGGAGTAATAACTAGAGTTGTTGAAGGATCCGTTCTAGTTAGAGAAGGAGTAACTCGCTAATGGCAGACATTAGAGTTAGAGTTGGTCAGCAAAACGCAGTTAAAGTTGTATCATCTTTAGCTGGAACTAAAGAAATTTCTTTAGGTGATTTGACAGATGTAAACTTACCTCCCGCAGTATTAAATGGGATGGTTCTTGTTTATAACTCCACCACCCAAAAATGGGATGCAACATTAGACTTAACCCCAGGAACAACACAGAATTTAGACATCAACGGAGGTAGCTTTTAATGGCAAGTATTATTAGGATTAAAAGATCCTCTGGTACTAGTATACCTGGAAGTCTGCAGTGGGGTGAATTAGCATATGTAACTGGTATTGGTAGTGCTACAGGAACTAACCAAAATAGAGACAGAATTTATGTTGGTGACGATGGAACTAATGTAGTATCTGTTGCTGGACGTTATTACACGTCCATGATGGACCACGTTCCAGGAACTGTTGCTGGAGTTACAAACACTCGCAATAGTGATGGTGGAATTGTTGTTATTCTTGATAACACAAGAAAAGTAGATCAGTGGAATGTTGATAATTTAAGATTAGATGGAAATACATTTTCTTCACAGAATACTGATGGAGACATTGTATTAGATCCGAATGGAACTGGTGAAATCAACATAGTTGATGATACTTATTTGAGTTTTGGTACTGATAAAGATGTAAAGTTACGATACGACGAAGCTACTGATAATAGATTTGAAATCGAAGGGGCAGACTGGGCATTTGCCAATGGTGTTTCCATTAATATTGGAGATGTAACAGATTCAACTACTAAAGATAATGGTGCTCTTGTAGTTGAAGGTGGCGTTGGAATTGAGAAAAACCTCAATGTTGGTGGAAATGCTACTGTTGCTGGGGTCTCAACCTTTACTGGAAGTGTGACCATTGGTGACGTAAAAATTAATCAAAATATAATTTCCACAGTTCCAGGATCAAATGGGATTCTGTATATTGATCCATATCCAGATGGATTAAGTAATGAAGGAACTGTCGTTATTAAAGGTGATTTGCAGGTTGATGGTACAACTACCTCTGTAAATTCTACTGTTGTATCAATCAACGATCCAATCATCGTTCTTGGTGATGTAACCAGTAAGAGAACGGTTATGGCACCAGTTGCCACCGGTGTCTCAACAATTACACTCGATTCCGTAATTGGTATTAATACTGGTGATACTATTCAGGGTAGTGCTTCATTACCAAATAGTGGACTAACCACTATTACTGGATATAACACCACAACAAAAATCATCACTATCCAGGGTTCCACTACAGCAGGAATCACTACAACTACACAACTAACGATTACTCACGCTTTTGATACCAATACCGACAGAGGTATTGCGTTTGATTATAACACTGGTGTAGGAACGGCAAATAACAAAACTGGATTCTTTGGTTATATTGACGGAACTAATGTTGGTAGTGCGGCAACTTCAAGATCTTGGACTTATATTCCAGATGCTGCCATTGTTTCAAATGGTGTAGTCACAGGAACAAGAGGTTACCTTGATATTAAAGGTATTTACTACCAAACTGGTGATTTTAATACTCATGGTATTGTATATTTTGATGTTGATGGATTACAAACTTCTACAAATAATCCAGCATCCCCAACTTTAACATCAAAGCAAATTTTGACTGCGATCACTGAAATCAATTTAACTTTCGGAAGTTCTGTATCCGTTACGCAAGGTGACTTAATTTTACAAGAGACAAGTGGAGCATATGGTGTTGTTAAAACTACGGCAAACTCATCAACGATCACATTAGTTGGAGTTGAAGGAAGTTTTACAAATACTTATAACCTATTAAAAAATAGTGTAAGTATGTCAATAATTCCAACTGGCGTAACAACCATATATACAAATAAACCAACCTGGACTTCAACCCTAGATGGAGGAACATTCTAATTTATGTCAAATCAAAATAGTGAAGTTGATGTGAATGTATTGATTAAACTTTATAATCAAAAACTAGCGTCACTGTCAAATCAAAATATTTTGTTAGAAGCAAAACTTCAAACATTGACTCAAGATTATTCTACGTTAGAAGAAAAATATAATGAACTATTAATTTCCAATCAATCAGAGGAATGATAAAATGGCAAAACCAGCAAGTAGACAACAACTAATTGATTA